ATGGATTGCTTTACTAGGATGTTTTAGCTTGCTTGCTAATGGATAATCATTGCCATCTTGTTCCATTTTATCACCAAAGAATATAACACGATCAAAATCATTAAAGTCATACAGTATTTGTCCTTTATCCCAGCCTGTAGGATAGATATCAATGCCTGTTTCTCCTCCTACTTTTGCCGTGATTTCTGGAAACTCAAGATTGATTTGATATGCTATACTTTCACGTTCTTTGTTTTCTAAGTCGTGTTTAATATATAATTTACGTTCACCTAGTGTAGCATTTCTACCAACTATACTAAAGTTTACACAACCTGGACGTTCTTCAATATGATTACCTGTGCGTAAAGGAAAACTGCTTGCTTGTAGCCAACCATACATTAGATCCATAAGTTCTTTAGGAGCAGTCCATTCTTTACTTCGAATATTTACACCAGAACTGTATACATCGTTGCCACTACAATTGTATACAACTTTAGCAAGGTTATATGTTTCGCCAATCTGTTCTATAGTTTTTTCTTTATCACTGCCTGTAACAAGATACACATCATTTACCAAGCAAAATGTATTAAAGAATGCTTTAAATTGATAATCCATTTTGCCACGGCTTGGAGTAAGAGTTCCGTCAACATCAAAAACAAACTTATTCATATACACAAACCGCCTTTTCATCTTCTTCAAACAGTGCTTTTAATACAGTCTGATTTATTTCGCATTGTGTTCTGTTATTGTAGGTGTTGAATTTTGTGACTTTATATTCATTTAAATCAGGCACAAAACTAATTACAAATAATATCCACATTATACTTCACATACCCTTTTTCTAAGATCGCTTGTGCTGAAGCGATGATCACGTTTGTTAAAATACAGATCTATTTCACGCTTACGGCAAATATCCTTACCAGTAAAGTCTTTGTCTCTGTATTCTTCTCCTAGTATTCTAACATCTATATGATACATTGTCAAGATATCTTCTAGGTCTTTTTCGGTGCCATATGGAATAATTTCATCCACATACTTTACGCCTTTTAATTGTGTGTAACGCTCTACAATAGTTTGGACTGGAGCATTCTTTTCAGCTCTGTCTACACTTGGATCCATTTGTAAAGCACAAATTAAATAATCGCACTGTTCTTTTGCTTCACGTAACATTTGCACATGTCCAGCATGTAACAAATCAAATGTACTACATGTAAATCCTACTTTCATGGTGTAATTGTAATTTCCTTTATTTTATGCGGCTGTTGTAGTATCCAATCAATTACAGATATACAATATTCTACACTCATTTTTTGTTCTTCTACGCCTTGTACTCGAGGAGTATCGATCCATCCAAATCTTACACTAGTTGTATCGATTCCTTGATAATACAACTGTTCATTGGCTTTGTCAAGAGCATTTTTTTCTATAGCATATACATGCGGTTTATTTTTAATACCATCACCTGAATTGGAACTAATATTGATTATACGTTTATTTAGATCCGCAGCTTCATATAAGGAATAAACTTGATCAAACCCTATGTGTTTGCAATTGATGAAAACATCACATTCTTCTAAACTTCCGCAATTTCCATATTTTTCTTCTAGTGCTTTACCTAAACCACGTCTTGTACCTGTTATAAAAAATTTCATGTTAGTCCCATTCGAATAAATTATTGAATGTTGTCTTTTGTTTTGTACTTTCTAAATCATATTTCAACACACCAATCAAGTTGTCTAGTTTGTTGTCAATAATCACTTCTTCCATAGCGTCACTATCAAATGGAAGTTCTTTAAACCAGTCTGGAATACGTAGTTCATCTGTTGGATAAGCAACACTAGTAAAACCCAATGGATTTTGTCTAAGTTTACAAACAATAACTTTCATACCATCTACAATCTCTTGTGAGTATTTGTCACCATTCATACGTTTAAGTGTATTCCAGTTGATGCTGGCTCTTACGTGTCCAGGCATGTTTGCTTTGCCTTGCTTTTCCTCAAGACGCTGATAATGTCCAATCTTGTTAGCACGTTTAGGTGATCCTTTTTCAAATCCTGGACGTTCTTTGAACTCACGTCTAAAATCACTTATAGCATCTAGTATTTCTTTTTCACCTTTTTTCTGTAGTACCATATCTAATAAGTCTTTTAAAAAGTTTTGCATAAACACAGGAGTATCGCTGCGTTTTAAATCTAACCCCATTGCTTTTACTTTGCCTAGTTTACCATCAACATCTGTTCTAAAGCCTTCCAAGTCATATACTAATGCCGCATAACGTTTCTTTGTAATGTACAAGCCTGTTTCAGCAACAATTTCTCTAGCCGCCGCAATAACATCACTACGTGACTTTGGACAATGAAATGCTCGCATCATAAAGTCTGGAAATGTTGTGTTTGCTTGTTCACAAATCTGATCATACAATGTAATAACATTATCCTTACCCCAAGGTATAGTACCTTGAGCAACTTCATCTTTTAACACAGGCCACGCACTAAAATACACAGAGTCTGTATCGCCATATATAATAGCTTTGCCTACGTGATCATATTCACCAGTAACAACTTTGTTTACTTCTGCGCTCATATGCTTAACAATCTGTCTACCTGTAAGTGTAGTTGACTGTCCAATACGTTTATCAAAGAATCTACAACCAGGATTTAAAATAGCACCATACAAACTGTTCAAGTTAATCTTCTTAACTAGCTGACGTTTATCCCAGTATTCAATCTCTGCGTCATTTTTAGCATCTTTTGCTTTCTTTAACATCTTTTGTAGATCTTTACGTTCGCTATACCAACGCTTTAGAATACCAGGAATAATGCCTTCATATTCTGTAGTAAAAATAGTGCCGTTAGCACTAAGCATCCACGGCATTTGACTATCAAAAATAAGTTTGTGTATTTCAGCACCACTTAGAACATCACTAGTGCTGCCTGCTGGCTCCTTACCTTCTTCCCAGTCAATAGTAAGAGATACATCCCTACGTTGATCCATTACAGCTTCATATTCTTCAGTAGCAAATCTGCCTTCCCAACTGCCCGCAAAACTTTTCTTTTTAAGTGTCATATCTTCTTGTACACGAGCTTCGCTTATTTCTAATCTAATTTGTCCTATAATAGTTTCAGGTGCCATGTTCATTGCTCTAATAACACTTGGATACAGACTGTTCAAATCCATTGAACCAATCCATTCATGTAAACCTTTTTTAGGAAACGCAACATAAGCACCAGCTGCTGCTGTCTGTCCATCACGTTCTTTTCTGTTTGGAACTTGCATGCCCCTATTATGCGACTCATTTACAATAGCTTGTTCTGTAACTGCTACAGCACCCATTGTTGTTTGTAATAGCACTGTGTTGTCATGTGCAATTTGATTTGCTAAGTCAATAAACCTTAACTTCTTATCTAGTTTGTCAAGTAGGGCAACGTCTTGTCTATTATATTCAATAAATCTCTTGAAGTCATTGTTATAAAGTTGATCAAGTGTGCCTTCATACACAGTCTTGTTTTCACCAACTTCCAATTCGCCGATAGCATCTAGTCTGTATGTGTGGCGTTCTTCATATGTGTACTTGCGATATAGTTCAAGATAGTCCATATGTACTCTGCCAACAGTATCAAATGTTTCAGCAGTTTTGCCATACTTTTCAAACTCACGTCTTTTAGGAAGTTGCTTCCACAAACAAAAACGTCTTGTATCATCCTTGCTCAGGACTCTACTTACACGATTGACTGTATATGGAATATCATAACCTTCGCTGTTCCAACCACTTATAATATCAGCATCTTCAATAATATCAAGAAACGCTTCTAGCATTTCGCCTTCATTAGCATACAAGAATGTATTGTCAAAATCTTCTACTTCTGCCTGTGCTTCTTCCATAGTTAGTGTCTTTGGCGGCAAAGCAAAAGTAATAAGAGCATCTAGCCATTGTAAATGTACAGTAATAGCAGTAATAGGCATAAAAGGATCGCTTGGATCAGCAAAGCCACGCTCTGGATCAAAGTCTGTCTCAATATCAAAAAAAGCAACATTCATTTTAGGAGCATCTTGATTAAGATAGTGTTCGCTTAAACATTGAAATATAGGATTAAGATCAGACTCAAACATTTTCTTGCCTTTGTTTATAGCAAGTTCCTTGCGAAAGTCTTTTGTGTTTTTACATACAATACGTGTTAATGGATCACCATAAATGCTTTTGTATTTGCCACGTGGATCTTCATAGTAAAATGTGTACTTTGCTTGATATTCTTGATAATGCCTTTTGCCATCGCGGCGTTCAACGGCACGAATAATATCAGCATCTCTATCAAAAAAAGCATCAACGTATGGCATTTATATTCCTTTTTATTATTATAACACGAAAAGTTGTATTAGAGCAAGAGAATTCATAAGCACAAACCAAGCACACAATATAATAGCAAATGCTGCCTTTCGTATAACTGTGCTAATGACACCTAGTATACTACCTATTAAATACATTGGTATAAAAAGTTCAGTAGCAGGATCTAACACAGTAAAAGTAAGTATTACTGAAGCAGCCATTAATAAAGTTGTTTCGGCCATTTCACAGTAAAACGCTACTGGAGATAATCTATAACTCTCTTTAAAGTAATCTAATATTCTAGTTATCAAAACAGGTAACCTGCATTGTGTACCTATGCTCTATACCCATATTATATGCCGCATGTAAAGTACTGCCTGTCCAACTAATCCAATCTCCACGCTTCCAGTCTGCTAACACTTCTTTTTCTATTTGAAAAAGATGTCCACGTTTAGAATCTTCTAAGAAAACAATGTATCTAGTAATTTTGTTAACATCTGATATGTTGTTCATTTTCATATAATTACAATACATATCTTTATGTACTGGCAATATGTTACCTGGTGGTGTTCTGTAAAAAGCAACACTATAACTATCATGAGTTGGAAGTTGTTCAATCACATTGCTACTAAAGTCTGGCATCTTAGACATTGGGCCAACATATACATCATTGTTAATTATTACTTTGTATGGATCGTGCCCATACATGATGTATTCATCTTGCCCATAACCACCGCGACTTTCATAATCTAAATTATAAAAACTTTGGTCTTGCCAAACTGGTTCTACTTTGCCTCGATTCATGTAAACTCCTTAAAGTACTTAGTCTTTATCATATCCAGTTGTAGCAACAATGGTTTCAAGATCTTCAAATTCATCTTGATGACGTGACCAGTCATTTTTTTGAGCAACTTTAATTGCTTTATTAATAAGACTAGGTTTTACGTTAAGTTCTTCTGCTACTGCTTTCACAGTTTCTTTCAATCCGCCTTGTAAATCTTCAATCTCTTGTAATACTGTTACACCTTCTTTTACTAGACGTTCTAGTTTAGCTTTTTCTTCAGCGCCGTAAACTCTGTCACTCATACTTGCTCCTTTTGTTTTAATTTAATTATATACTATTATATGTAATAAGTCAAGACTCAAATGCGCCTGGTGAATCTATATTTATTGTTTCAAATCCTTTAAGCTCTTGTTTGTAACTGTATAGATCTCCGAGTATTAGGTATTTAAATCCTATATTTCTAAAATAGGCACATTCACTTCTCAAAGATTTGTAACCTAATTTAAGTTTAGGATTCTTGTAGTTCCAAGCAAATTGATCCGCATGTGCT